AGAGGCTGGCGCCAAAGCAGCCGGCGACGAGGCCAAAGCTCAGCTTGCCTCCCAGCAGGCGATGATCAAAGTCGACGCCCTCACCAAGTCGTCACTGACCAATGAGCAGAAGCGCGCTGAGGCGATCGAGGACTACAAGAAAAGCCTGGACGACATTCGGAAGGTCAACCCGAACGACTCCCGGCTTGATCCTGCAGCAGTCGCCAAGAACATGGCGAACCTAAACGACAAGTTCAAGGATCCTAAGGCTGCCGCTGGCAGTGTCGACCTGACGGGCTTCAACAACGCGAAGAACGTTCTGGCCGAGACACTGGCCTACTACAAAAACGCCGACAAGGAACTGGAGGCATCGCAGCGCGCCGGTGTGATCTCACAAGCCAGTTACACCGAGCAGCGCGTCAGTCTGTTGAAGCAGCAGGCTGACGAAGTTGCCCAAGGCTACCAATCTGAAATCGATGCGCTCGAAGCAGCCAAGACTAAGAAGGGCACGACCAGTGCTCAGATTATCCAAATCGACCAGAAGATCGCGGATGCTCGCACCGCAATGGTCAAGGCGCAGCAAGACAGCGACAGCGAACTGGCGATCATCGCCACCAACGAAGAGGGCCGGCTGCGCAAGCAGACTTTGGCTGTCAACACGTACACCAGCGCCCTGCAGCAACAAGTCGAGACGCTTCGACAGCAAGGATTGCGCGCCGCTTCCAGCCTTGGTCAAGGAGACCGGCAACGCGGGCTGACGGATCAGCAAAACGGTATTGATGATCGATTCAATCAGCAGCGCTTGGAGTTGGCCAACCAGTATGGCGACGGTTCGCGCGGTATGAGCCTGGACGAGTACAACCAGAAGCTGAAAGCGCTGAAGGCTACGCAACAAGATCTGCACGACACCGTGCAGGCCAATTACGACGACATGACCGCCGCCCAGGGTGACTGGAGCGCTGGCGCATCTTCGGCGTGGCAGAACTACCTGGAGTCGGCGCGCGACGTTGCGGGGCAGACCAAAAGCCTGTTCACCAACGCCTTCAGCTCGATGGAAGACGCCATCGTCAACTTCGCCATGACTGGGAAGCTGTCGTTTGCTGACTTCGCGAAGTCGGTACTGACGGATATGGCGCGTATCGCGGTGCGGCAGGCCAGTTCGTCTGCGCTGAGCGGGTTGTTCGGCTTGGCGGCTTCTGCCGCAGGCTCTTACTTTGGTGGAGGGGCTTCCAGTTCGTTAGGAGCATCGCAGGCCGGCTATTCCTCGCAGTACTTTCCGCAAGCGAAAGGCGGTGCCTGGTCCGGCGGCGTGCAGATGTTCGCCAACGGCGGGGCCTTCACCGACAGTGTTGTCAGTAAGCCGACAGCCTTCGGGATGGCCGGTGGCAAGACTGGCGTGATGGGTGAGGCTGGGCCTGAGGCGATTGTGCCACTTGCCCGCGACTCGCAGGGACGACTCGGTATTCGCGGCGGAAGCAGCGCAACACCGATCACCATGACTTTCTACATCGATGCGGCTGACAACGGGGCCAGCACAATCCCCGATCCTGCGAAGTTGGCGGAAGCCATGAAGGCTGTCGCGCAGCAAGAAATAGCCCGACAGCGCCGTAACGGCGGGCAACTCACCTAAGGAGAAATCATGCAGGTTTTCACCTGGAGAGCGGGTTATGACGCCTCGAAAGCCGTTGCTCCGACCGTCAAGGTCATCAAGTTCGGTGACGGCTATGAGCAGCGGCAGGCGTCCGGCATCAACCGCCTGCCACGCAAGTTTTCATTGATGTTCAAGAACAGAACGGAGGTGATCGCAGAAATCGACGATTTCCTCTCCGCACGAGGCGCCGTCGAAGCCTTCCATTACACCCACCCCGGCCAATCTGCCGGGGTTTTTGTTTGTCGGGAATGGACGCGCGGCGATATCGCCTATGGCGCATCTAGCCTATCAGCTACTTTTGAAGAGGTATTCGAATGAGCGAGTTACAGGGACAGCTCTCGCTGGCGAAGGGGCTGGTGATCTGGGAGGGGTTTGAGCTGGTACTGCCCGACCAGACGCTGCGCTTTCACGCCGGAGTGAACGAAACGCTTGGGTCAGTTGCTTGGCAGGGGAATCCTTACACACCTTGGCCGATCAAGGCCCAAGAGTTCGCTACGCCAAGTCAAGGATCGCCGGCCCGGCCACAGCTTCAAGTCGGTAACTTCGGCGGAACGGTGTCGGCGCTGTGCAGGCAATACGAGGATTTGCTGGGGGTGAAGCTCAAGCGCCGCCGAACGCTGGTCAAGTACCTGGATGCGGCGAACTTCGCTGGTGGCAACCCAACTGCAAATCCAGCAGAAGAGTACCCGGTTGAAACCTGGATCATCACGCGCAAGGCCAACGAGACGCCGGCCGCGATTGAGTTCGAGCTCGGTTCGCCGCTTGACTTGCAGGGTGTGAAATTACCGCGCCGCCAGGTAGTGGCTGGCACTTGCCTGTGGGCTTATAAGTCTGGTGAGTGTGGTTATGCCGGCGGGCCAGTTGCGGACTATACCGACAATCCAACCAGCGACCCTGCCAAGGACCGATGCAGTCGCACCCTAAGGGGCTGCAAGAAGCGCTTCGGTGAGTTCGGCGAGCTTCCGTTTGGTGGCTTCCCGGGCATTGCCCGTGTTCCGAGACTTTGACCATGAGCAAATTGTTCGAGAAATGCCGGGCTGACGCCGAGGCGCATGCCTTGACTGAGTACCCGCGAGAGTCATGCGGTCTGGTCGTCAGCGTGCGCGGAAAGCCGTCCTATGTGCCGTGCCGCAATCAGTCGGATGAAACGGATCACTTCATCTTGCACCCCGAGGACTACGCTGCTGCGGAAGATCTGGGTGATATCGTCGCTGTGGTACATTCGCACCCTGATGCCGGCCCCGAGCCAAGTCTGCACGATATCGCCAGTCACGCGGCCAGTCGCATGACCTGGTGGATTGTCGGGTTGAAGGATGGCCTCGCGACGTGGCATGAGATGCCGGCCGCCGGTGAATTGCCGCTGGAAGGCCGCGTGTTCGTCCATGGCGTGATCGACTGTTACACCCTGGTCCGCGATTACTACCGCCAAGTGCTCGGCATCATCCTTCCGGACTTCCATCGCAAGGATGACTGGTGGCACAACGGCGAGAACCTGTACGTCGATAACTTCGAGCGGGCCGGCTTTGTGCCGGTCGCTACTCCAGAGCCAGGCGATTTGATTGTCATGGCCATCGGCAGCCCGACACCGTGCCACGGCGCGATCTGGTTGGAGGGTGACGTGCTGCTTCACCACCTCTACGGTCGGCTGAGCTGCAAGGAAGTCTACGGCCGGGCCTACCGTGAGTGCACGACGCACATCATGCGCTACGAGCCAAATGATGCGGCTGGCCGAGATTCACAATAAGGATTTTATGGATACTTCGTGGAAAGAACGTTTTTCAGGAAGCTCAGAGCCTGATGTGCCTGGTCTTTCGCCTCTTGGGCACTTTGCCCGACGCTCTGATGCCATAGATCAACCGTCCACCCGTGAATACTCTCGGTGGTCAGAAGAACTCGCTCAATTTCGATTAAAAATGCGCGACGATCCGCTGGGAACATGCCGCTATCCGCCGCATACCCAAGAATTTCCCCGGCAATCATGAGTTGGGCGCCATATTCTGCGAACGCACTTCGGTCTCTGTAGATCAATCCAATATTGAAGCTTGAGTAGAATTTCCCATCACTCTCCTCATCGATAGACCCGCACCGAAAACTTTCAAAGCGACAACCTGACGAGTTAAGGCTCTGAATTGCCGACTTCAATTCCAGGTCGCGACTCAGCTCTGGGATGTCTTCAATCCTGCCTGGTTCCTTCGATAACCAGATCACAGGATGCACATCGCCGTGAGGGTCTGCAGTATAGGGAATGTTTTTTTGCTGCGTGCTCAGCCTGATTTCAACCGCTGACCAATTGCTCATTTCATCAATGTCCGAATCATCCATGTGGAGGCAGGAGGCTACTATTGGCTGCGGGCGGAGCGTTACTGATGATTCGTACAGGCGCGCGAGCCCTGTTAGAGTCGCCAAAACACAAGGAGGCTCAATATGCGGAAGATTCTAACGGCCATGGTCATGATTGGGCTGGCTGGTTGTGCAACTTCACCTGTTCCAAGCACGCAAGCTGTCAATGCGCCTGCCGATCGATTGCTGGCGCATCAAGCGGATCTGACCGGCGCTGGAAAGATTACCGTCATCAGGGATAGTGGGTTCCTCGGGAGCGGCTGCTACGCCACTATTTTCCTTAACGGTGACCGCGCCGCCAAGCTTGACCAAAAGGAAAAGGCGACATTTATCCTCCCGCCAGGCGAGTGGGTAGTTGGAGCGGCTCTTGAAGGTAGCGGCCTTTGTGGCGCGAATGAAAAACGAACAGAGACAGAGACAATACTGAAACAGGGTCAGGAAAAGTATTTCAGAGTTTTTTCTGCGCCTGAGGCAGGGCTAGACGTTCGGCCAACCAGCCTTTAGTAACTAACAGTTCATCATAACCGCCTCCGGGCGGTTTTTTATTGTCCGGAGAAAAGTATGAGTGATGTAGTCAGCCGTCAATCAATGGCCACTATTAAGCTTTCCGGAAGCTTGGCAAAAAAATTCTGGCGGCAAAAGGATTACCTGCTGGAATCCGGCACAACTCAAGAAGTCTTCAGCGCTCTAAAACATACCATTGATGGTTTTGAGGACTTTATCCGGGACCAAGCTCGACGAGGTATGCGTTACGCAATCTTTCGTAACCGCGAAAACGTTGGTGAAGACAGATTCACCATGAGCGGAACGACCGAAATCCGGATTGTCCCGGTAATAGCGGGAAGCAAGAATAGCGGACTGTTCCAGACAGTCGCAGGTGTTGCGCTGATTGTCGTTGGCGCTGTTGCCTCCGCCTTCGGTCAGGCATGGATAGGCGCACCTATGATCAAAATTGGTATCGCTCTCACCATTGGCGGCGTCATCCAGATGCTCACACCAGTTCCAGAATCCCCCAGCCAGCAAGACCAAGCCAGCACCGAAAACAAACCCAGCTACCTGTTCAACGGCGCCTTCAACTCGACGCAGCAGGGCCTCCCTGTGCCTGTGGTTTACGGCCAGATGTTGGTCGGCTCCAGTGTGGTTTCGGTTGGCAGTTGGACGGAGGCGCTACCCGTATGAGTGAAGTTATTCTTGGTCGAAAGGGCGGCAGTAAGGGCGGTGGCAGTAGCGGGTCGGCCCGCGCCGCCGTTGAGGCCCCGGATAGCCTGCGCTCGCGTCAGCACGTTCGAATGCTGCATGCGATCTGTGAGGGAGAGGTCGAAGGTCTTGTTGGAGGCTGGAAAGGAATAACGTTCGATGATGTTCCGCTGCAGAGTGCTGACGGCGGGATCAACTTTCCAAGCGTCGGTGTCGACGTCCGCAACGGCACGCAGTGGCAGTCCTACGTCCCCATGACTGGGCTGGAGGCAGAACAATCTGTCGGGGTAGAACTCAGATGGAACACGACCATCGAGCGCGCCATTACGGATACCGATGTCGATGCTGTGCGCGTGACGATCAGTGTTTCTCAGTTGACTCAGCAGAACACGGCAAACGGTGATATCACCGACACCGCTGTGCAATTCGCCATCGTAGGTCGTCTTGGCTCTGGCGCGTGG